TTATAAACTATTAATAGCATTTTCAAATATTGAAGCTGATTTTTGAGCTCCTTCTTTAGTTGCGTGAACATATGTATTAAGTGTCATTGAGATATCACTGTGACCTAAGCGCTGTTGTAAGTCTTTTGGCTGAATACCAGCGTAAAGCATGATAGTAGCGTGTGTATGGCGTAAACCGTGGAAAGATACATTAGTTACACCAGCGTTTTTAAAGTGCTTATCTAGTCTTCTTCTTAGATTGCAAGCATAAGCATATTTTTCTGTAAAAACAGAGAATACAACCGTTTCAGACCGACCAAGTTCCCACGCTTTAACTTGTTGTCGGTTTTTATATTGTTTAAGCATGAGTATAGTTGCCTTATCAATTGAAATATCCCTATAACCCGCCTTAGATTTAGGGGGATTTACTTCTTGATATCGGTTAAGTGTCTTATTAATGCTGACTATACCCTTTTCTAAGTCAATATCAGACCATTCAAGGGCTAGTGCCTCACTAATACGCAAACCAGTAGCAAGTAAGAACGTATATAAAACAAAGTCAAATAGATTTTCATAACTTGATTGATCTAAAGTATCTAGGTAACCTAAGAATTGTTTTAATTCTTGTCTATCTAAGAACTTAATTTTACTTTGTTCTTTTTGTTTTTTACGGGGAACAATAACGTCAGTAGCGGGATTGTGCTGTATTAGTTGCATAGCAACCCCATACTTAAGTATACGGCTATTTACATTGTGAAGTAAGTTATAGTTTGCGTATGCTCCTTTTACGCCCTTATTTGCCCTATCAGCCCATTTGTTTACTTGTTGTTGAATAATAGGCGTTGTTATCTTATCAAGCTTATAATCACCGAATACAGGCAAAATATGCACTTTTAACAGCCCCTTAGTAGATTGTTGGGTGTTTGGCTTAACTGTATTTTTGTAGCTATCCCACCAAAGTGAAGCAAGTTCCTTGTATGTTTTTACTGTAGCTTTGGCTTTAGTTGTATAACCGTTATTGATAAATTCATTAACCGCCTCACGGGCTTTTGTTTTAACAGCCTTTTTGGTAGAAGCAGTAATATTTTTACGTGCTTTCTTTCCTGTTAGTCTATCTGTTCCAAGGTAAATATTAGCACGATAGACAATAGTTCCGTTTTTCTTTTTAACTTCTTTGATATTCATGTATAACCCTTTCCATCAGCAGGCAAGCGTGATTGTTGTTAGGTATTTATACATGATAGGATGGTTCATCCGGTCATATTGTGCTAAATATTATCTTTTAAGTTTTCAATTTTATTCTTCAATAATTCTCCTTCATGCTGTTTATCTTTTAGCTTAAGAAGAATTTTCACTGTTTCTTGCAAAATAGTGACTTGATCGATTAATTGTTGAGTGGTATTCAATAATGTATCAACTGAGTATGTGTCTGGATCAAGTTGTTTGATGAGTATTTTTACTAATTCATCAACATTTTTGTCTGATTGTTTATATAAATTGTAATAATTTTCGTATTGAATATTTGTCGCTTTTTGGAGCGTTGGGAGTTCTTTTTCCATGTTATCTATGACTTGATCATATGCTAACAGATAACTTAAAGGTACTTTGAAGAGTTTTGCTAATTTTTCCCATATCTCTTTATTTCTAGGTTCTCTTTCACCCTTTTCATAATACATTAACTGACTTGTAGATACTGAGACATTATATTCTTCTTTCAATGTTTTACTAAGTTGTTTGAGAGACATCCCTTCTTTTTGTCTTAATTCTTTTAAACGATTTAAATGTTTAGACATATTTCCTCCTTTCTAACTTTACAGAGCTAGTATAACATAAACGAGAATGTAAAAAAAGAAAAATTCTCAAAACGAGAATAAAAACCCTTGACATTCTTAAAAAGAGAATGTTATAATATATCCGTTCTCAAAAGAAGAACAACAGAGAGAGGTGAGAAATGTGATTATTTCAAAAGGAATGGCTGAAAAAGTGCGCGTTAAACGTGGAAAATTATCAATGACCAAAACAGAATTATCTTTAAAATTGGGAATTGCTAGGAAAACGTTAGCGAAAATAGAAAAGGGAGAATATAAGTGTCCTGTACGTATTTATGAAAGTGTTGTGAATTGGTTGTTAGAAGATTTATAACAATTTCAAATATGGGGTCATTTCTGCTGAGCCCATAGGGATGAGGTATCAAAACGATACCCCATAATAAAAGCTGAAAGAACGTTTTGTTCCCTCAGCTAAAACAAAAAGCCATGTACAGGCGACCAAACCAATGTACATGGCTAGAACGAGTTAAACAACAAAACAGCAGGCAAGCGTGATTGTTGTTAGGTATTTAGCAAAGGAGTATAAAACACCTTTGTAAAAGTTTATATAGTTTAATTTTATCAAAGTTAGACTATTGTGTCCAGACAGAGAGCGATAACTCTTAAAACTACAGATAAAACTACAAAACAATTGTACAAGAAAACAGTATTAAAAAGCGACGAGGAAAAATCAAAGAAGAAAGGAAATAGCGTGGAATTAAAACGAATTGAAGAACTAGGATTTTACGGTAATTTTTATGATGAATACTTACAAAGCGACTATCATAACAACGATTTAACCGAACAAGAAGAAAGTGACTTAAATTATTATGGCAGTACCATTTTAAGCCAATCACAGAAAGGAAATAGCTTAGGGGAAGTTTATAAAAAAATATTCCTCATGGGTAAAATAGCAGGTATCAAGCAAGAAAGAAGCGGGAACTCTTAAAACTACAAAACAATTGAAATGTATAGTAAAAAGCAAAATAGGTACAAGAAAACAGTATTAAAAAGCGACGAGGAGAAAATTAAATGAGACAAGAAGTACAAAGTAATTGTTTAACAACAAATACATTAAAAGAATTTGGAAATAAACTAACTGATATCATGAATAGGCTTGAAATGACTAATCATGTTATCAATGGTTTGGAGTTTGCTTGGGGTAAAGACAGGGATACATTTGATTGGGTTGCTAAGAAATTTTTATCAACTACTTATGAGCAAAACCAACAAATTAATAAGCTATTAAGTGACGTTTCCTTTGCATTGTTAGAATGTGATAACGAGAAAGAATTAGAGGGGCTTAAATCATGATTTACCAAGAAATTAATTTACCTATATGGGCGCAGTTGCTTATTATGGCTATTCTTATTCTGATTGGCATTGAATTGGCTAAAATCAAGCCTACAGAGGACGTTAAACAAGAAATCAAGGAAAACACGCGCAGACTACGTCAAAGAGCGCTACGGGGCTTATATTCAATCACAGGGACGTTATTATAACTAAGGAGGCAGACAATGACTAATAAAGAATTATTCAATATTGCTGAATGTGTAAAACAGCAAGCAACGCCTGATGAATTAGAGGAGTTTAAACAATTAAATACGAATGAGCGTGCTAAGTGGGTTATCAGACAAACTCAAAAAATGGAGGTATGATATGGGAACATTTTCACCCGAGTTTGAACAAGGTTTATTAGACCGTGTAGATGAGCTTTCAGAAAAGAAGTTAGAGCTAGAAAAACGGCTACAGAAACAAACAGGCTTAATAAGTTCTAAAGAGCTGAAAGAGGAACTAGATATAACAGGCGCTACGCTCACTAGTTGGGTTAAGTTGGGGCTTAAAGTCTATCAACCACCTTTTGAGAGTAGCAAGAAACAATATTTTAGAGTGTCAGACGTGATTAATTTTTTAACCGTACGCTAGTACGCTAGAAAGGAGCAATAATTGGCAGAGAAAAAAACTAAAACAAAAGTTTATTTTTGGTTGAAAGTTGATAAAAAGTTTTTTGAAAATGTTTTTATCAAGCGATTGAAAAGTATGAATGGCGGATATGCTATGACTGTTATTTATATCCGACTTATGTTAGAGAGTTTGGAAAGTGACTGTATTTTATACTATGACGGCTATCTTGAAAGTTTGGTAGAAGAATTGGCTATCAAATTAGACGTATCAGAAGATGATATAAATATGACTATGGCATATTTTACCAAGTGTGGGCTCATTCAAATTGATACCGAGGGAAATGCTGAACTACCGCAGGCTAAAGCAATGTTAGAAAGTGAAACAAATTGGGCTAAATACAAGCGTGAAAAAAGGAAAGTTGGACAAATTCCAACCCAATTGGACAACGTCCAACCAATGTCCAACTCATGTCCAACAGAGATAGAGATAGATATAGAGAAAGAGATAGAACATAAGAGTAATAATAAGAGTAAGAATCAGAATAAGAATAATGCTTCTGCTGATTTTTCTGAAATTTATTCTTACTACCAACAAGAAATTGGTGTCTTATCCCCTAATCAAGCTGAACAGTTAGCGGATTATATCAAACTAGATAACTTTGAACCAGAGTTATTAAAGCGTGCCATTGATAAATCTTCTGACAATGCTAAGCGTTCTTTTGGTTATGTAAATTCCATTCTAAGAAATTGGAGACAAAACGGCATTACAACGCTTGTACAAGCTGAAGAAGAGGATAGGAAGTTCCAAGAGTCTAAGAGACAACCTGCTAAAAGTGATATAGAAAGCACTATCCCAGACGATTTACCATTTTAGAAAGTGAGGTCAAAACATGAAAAAGAACCCATTTGAGAACTTAAAAGACGTTGTAAAGCTTGAAGAGGTTTGTCCCGTCCATAACGTACACTTACAACAGCTTGATAAGGTTCTTGTAATAGCAGGCGAAGCCAAACCAAGAAAGCCCGTCCCTTTTTGTCCCGAATGTGCCAAAGAGGGAATAGCTCAAAAGAGCCTAAGCGAACTTGAAAAACTTAAAAATAAAGAATTATACGCAAATACTTATAACGTCTTGGAACGTGATAGTACAATCCCTAAAGAGCTTAAAACGGCTACCTTTGACACTTTTATAGCAAATACACCCGAAGAACGTCAGCTTTTGGCATTTGCTAAACAGCAGGCAAAGAAGTATATAAACGGCATGGTAGGAAATACGCTTATAACGGGCGGTACAGGCATTGGAAAGAGCCACCTAAGTGTTTCTATTGCCAAAGCGATAAACGAGGGATACAGGGCAAAAAATGAGCCTAAGAGCGTGTTATTTATCAGCCTTACAGAAATCATTAAGGAAATCAAAGAGGGGTGGAATTATGGCAGAGGTGCCAAACTAACAGAAGCAGAAGCGGTTAAGCTATTGACTGAAGCTGACTACCTTATTCTTGATGACCTTGGGGCGAAGAATGCAACACTAAACCCTAAAAGCGACTGGGAACAAGATTTTTTGTTTGATATCCTGAATAACCGAGAAAATACGATTATCAATACTAATCTAAGCGGGTCAGAGTTAAAGAAAGTTTATAATGAACGCAATGCAAGCCGTGTTTTGAAAGGTTTAGAGGGTAACACCTTTAAGGCGTTTGGTATCAAAGATAAGCGCTATAGTATCCGAAGTTTGAAATAAGACTTTTTTGAGGTATTTGGTAACAAAAAGGGTAACAAATTTATCAAAAAATACTAAAGAATGCTATATTTTCAAGGATTTAGTTAACAATAGATTATTAATACCTAGAGTAATACAAGGAGAATAAGCATGAATAATGTAAAATCACACAACGAAATCAGACCATTAACAGTAGAAGAACTACAAAATTGGATTGAGGAAGAACAAGCTATTTTGAAGATGGTACAAGACTATAAGAGTGAGCTACCAGAGGGAAGACGAGAACAGTTTGAAATGTTATGTTTTGGTGTTTGGAATTGTTTAGATAACTTGCGGGGCATGCTTGAAGACAACGAGTTAAAATACTATCCCAAAGAGCTTAGAAAACGAAAAAGAGTAGAATATGCAAAACTAATGAGACAGAGTAGAAAGGGAAGCTATGGAAACAAATAGGGATTTAATGACATTAGTTTGAAAGGAAACTAATAGCATTTAAAAAGAGCGGACAAGCTGAGGCACTGTTTTAGTGCATTAGGTTATAAAAAGGTAAGGTGTTCCATTTTTGGGACGCCTTAAAATGGGGCGTCCTCAATAAACCAGTCCCTTGAAACAGGGTTAAGGTTATAAGAATTTTTACAAATCTAAACAAAAATAGACACTTTTCATGGGGTAAGAAATCGCCCCAAGAACCCTAAAAACCTAGTGAAATCAATAGGCTAGGGGTATTCAAATTATAATAAAATGAAATAAAGGAGAAAATCATGACTGAAAACAAGGATAATAAATTATTAAAAATAATGGAGAAAGGTTTTGTTTTATATTCCAAAAATGGTATAATAAAGTACATTGAAATTCCAGAGCACGGCAGTATTAAGCTAAAAGCTCAAGATGGTCAGTTAGTTTATAAGGAAGTGACCACTGGAGAACAATGTTAAGAATTACTGACTGGAAAAACCAGAGGTATGATAATTGAGTTTAACGCTCTTTTGTCATACCTCTTTTTATTATCATAATATAAGGAGGATAACATGACACTAACGACAATTAAGAATGATATCAAGGCATTTGGAAAGAAAAAATTAGAATATATGCGTGGTTACATCGCTATGCAGGAAGATTTTCAAGATAAGTTACAAAAGCAGTTGATTGGGAAAGTATATGCAGACCAAGAACTTTTGAAATATAAAAAAGAGGGTGAAAACTACTCCCAAAATACTGCTCAGCTACTATATCAGCAACTAGAAAAAGAGAAAAACGCTGAACTAGCAAGCTATAAATCAAAAGAAGAACCTATTACAGCAGATGATGCAGCTGAATTAAGTTTGTTATCTAGTATTAAATTAACAGCAGCAGAGATGCAAGAATACCTTGAAAAGTATAAAAATAAACCTTTAGCCCTTAGAAAACTAGAGGATATTATGGAGAATGATACTACTCTTGCTTATATCGAAATTGATATGGAGAAATTCAATCAGCAACAACGTCTTGAAAAGCTAGTACATTTCCTTAATAGAAAAATTGATTATTTCCATGGTGGTTTGCTTATTAACGGAGATAAGATTGATTTGGTACAGCATGAAATGATTGTTGAGGGCAATTTAGAAGCAATGGATGCAGAATTGCAGAGCTATCTATCATAAGAAATAAAGGGGCAACCCTTTATTTTGATAATAAGGAGGTAGTAAGTGGCAAGAAATGAAAATGATAGCCTTACACCAAAACAAATAAAATTCGTTGACGCTATGTTAACTGAACCAACCATAGAGAAAGCTTGCAAAAAAGCGGGAGTATCCAGAGCAACGGGGTACAAGTATCTTAAAAAAACGATTGTTAAGCGGACAATACAAACCAAACAAAATGAAATAATGGACAGAACAACACAAACGCTTTACACAGCTTCAACGAATGCGGTTAATGTGTTAAATACTATTATGACAGATGAGGAAGTTAACCCCTTTGTACGTGTACAAGCAGGGAAAACGATACTAGAACAAGCGTATAAGGCTTATGAACTTGTTGGAGTTGCTAAACAAATTGAAGAAGTGAGGGCTGAAATTGAGGAAATATCTAAAGGAAATTAAGAAGCTAAAAGAACTCACAGACGAACTAAAAGTAAGGGAGCTACCTTTTTGTATTGTTATCAATGGAAGTGAAGAATTAGGTGAATTTTTTGAGGTCGGTGGAGAGTTATTCAATGATGAAGAACTTTTAGAAAATATTAAAAAATGGAAAGCGTGGGAAGTCCCGATAGTTATCGAGGATTGGAACAATCGAGATATTGATATCGAAAAAATGGAGATTTTTTATTTTCCTACTCAAGAAGATTTTATAGATTATACTAGGGATAAGAAAGGTTTAGCGCCTTTATATCATGATTTAGATAACCCATATAAGACTATTTTAAAAGCTGAATGGCTTGAAATACTTGACAAATAATATTGTGGAGGTTGACGGTGGCACTCAATAAAATTCAACGTATCTCAATTATTTATAGGCGTGAAATTTTGTGGTTGAAATCGTTTTTTTTGAAAGATAAAACAGACTCAAATAGAACAATTTTTGAACAAAAAATACATAACTGTTTTTTAGAGAATAATCATGAAGATGCAGTGTTTTACGTCAATTTGAACACAGTCACAAGTGAGGTTATATCAAACACAGATGAGTCACTTGTCAGAGTGCTCAAAGAGGTATATGTATATGAGAACATGGATATTGAGGAAGCTTGTCAAAAAATACTTTTTTTAAATAGATTAGAAGCTTACGACCGTCTTGAGAAATGGTTTGATAGATATTTTTATCAAACTTACAAATATTTGTTACCGATATAA